CTTGGCGTCGTCCAGCGCCCACTGGTCCGGATGTGCCAGCAACGCGCGCGCGGTGCGATCCTGCACTTCGCGCACCGACCCTGGCCCGTCCCATGTGGTGCCGGAATGCGTGACGTTATCGACCACGAACGGCTTCTTGCCGACATACTTAATGCGAATCATGTTCTCTCCTGAAAAAAAGAAAGGGGCAAAGCGCCCCTTTCTTCATGCGCTACGACGCATTACACGCCACGGAACTCAAAGTCCACGACCACATCGACCTGGCCGGTGGCAGCAGCGCCGCCGACCGTCAGGCTAATGATCGCGTCTTTGGTCAGCGTGACCGGTGCCGTGCTGGAGCGGGTAGCGCCAGCGGAGGCGGTCGATTGCGCGTTGATGAACGCAGTGGCCGAGCCGCCAGCGGTGCCATCGGCGTTTTCATAGCCGACCGATACCGTGGTGGACGCGCCCAGCGCCGCGTTGACCAGCTTGACGCCGTAGACCTTGGAGCCGGCATACAGCTTCAAGAGCAGCACCTTGTCGGCAATGGCGGCAGCAGCCAGCGTGTGCTTGCCGTGTGCGACCGACAGGTTGCCGTGCTGGCCGGAGTTTTGCACTTCGGTCAGCGTGGAGGCGAGGATAGTTGCCATGTTGGTTCTCCTTTATCCGGTTGATTAAGATGCCAGCAGCGTGCGGCCAGCAGCAGACGCCGGATCAGGCGCGTACGAGTCGAGCACCGCGACGCCGAAATCGGTATCGACGCCCTCGATCTTGAAGCGTACTTTGGAGCAGCCACCGATGACCGACGATACGATCTCGATGCTGTTGCCATGGTCGACCTTCTCCTCGGACCAATCATAAAAATAGTCCGATGCGCTGCGGCCATAGACCTTGCCGAGTGCCTGTGCGCCCATGATCAGCGCGCGGTCCACCGGTTGCGCGGTAGCGACCGTGCTCTCGGTGTAGGTCTTGCCGTCCGTGCCACCGGTATCGACGATCACGCCGTCGCCGGCATTGAAGCGGATCGCATACCTGTTCATACGCTTGATCAGCATGCCATTCCACATCAGCGTCTCGTACGCATCAAACAGCGGATGCTTGACGCCTGCGCTCTTGCGCTCGAACGCATTCTGCATCGCCTGACGCCACTGGGTCTGGCTGGTGCGGCTTTGCAGGTAGAGCCACTGGCGCTCGGTGATGAACATGACCCACAACGGATCGTTCCATGCGCGGTCGTCGCCCTGGATCTTCACCGATTGCAGCGGGATCGCCGCTTCGCGCAACTGCGCGACGATGCGGTCGATGTCCTGCAAGGTCAGCGCATCGTTGGTGCCGATGTCGGACGGCGAAGTCGCGTCATTGGCAAAGAAGTGGCGATTCTTCGTCGGTGCCTTGACCGGATTGATCATGATCTCGGCAAAGTCGGTGTCGTTTTGCAGCGGCACCACCCAGTCGGCAGTCGTTTGCGCTCCGCGCGCCCCTGCCAAATGCACCAGTGCGGTCTGGTCCTCAAAGCGCTGCATCCAGGCCTGCAAGCCCGACAATGCGATGTTGCGCAGATTGTGCACGGTGCGTTTTTGCATCATGCGTCCGCCGCCATCCGCACCGCCACGGGCCTGGTTGATCGAAATATCCATCGAGCTGTAACTCAAAGGCATCATGCGACCGGCGATGCGCTTGTCGCCCATCGTTGGTTTGCCTTCGAGGATGTTGAACAGGTCGAGTGTGACGGTATCGCCTGCGCCTTTTGCCAAATCGCCGCATTTGACGATCGGGTAGTCGGCAGACGTTTGGCCTTTGGATTTGGCCGCGAATTCGCCCTCTTTCGGCATCGAGCCGGAGAGCAGGTTCATGAAGCCAGGAGCCGTTTGCACGCGCGTAAACAGGCCGACTGAAAAGACCTTGCGTGCAATGGGGCTACCGACTGGAACATTGGTAGACATAATTCACCTCGCTATAAGTTGGCTAAAAATTCCATCTGCTGTTCGGGCGTCATGCGCATCAACTTGGCCGCGATGTCGGCATGGCTCATCTGGTCCAGTGCCTGTGCTTCGTCGGATGCGACGGGTTGCCCTGCCGGAAATTGCGACAGCGAAGTCGGTACAGCCGCCTTCTTCGCCTGCGCGGCAGCGGCTTTCGCAGCGGCCTCGCGCAATTGCGCCGGATCGTTTTTAGCCTCGGGGGTATGTCCTGTGACGGCAATCGGGCCGTTGGCCGCCTCCACCATGTCGACGACCTTGGCGAACCGCTCGGCTAAGGGCTTGTCTGCCCATGCCGCCTGGTTGCGCAATACGTTGTCGAACTGCTGGGCGATGGCGAACAACTCAGGATCGGATGCCTGGATATGCGCCAGCTTGGGCGTAGCGTCGATCGCTTCCTGCACGGTCATTGCACGCTGCTGTCGCGCGGTTTCCTCGTCGTTCTGGAGACGTTCCTGCACCGGTTGCAGCTTGGCCTCGAGGGCTTCGGCGCGTTTCATCGCCGCCTTGATGGCCTTTGCTACGGTGGGGAATTCCTCTTCCAGAAACTCCAGATCTTCCGCTGAAATATCGGCATCTTGCGTCGTGGGCGGTGTGGTGCGAGCGCTCTCACCATCGTCATCTTTCGCTCCTGTGTGCTCCGCTTGCGCAACTTTCCCCTCCAGTTCCTTGACGCGCTCGAGCACTTCATTCAACTGGCGTTCTGCTGCCGTTGCGCGTTCGCGCTCGGACTTCAGTACGCTGTACGGAATGATGTTCTTGCCGTCGCGCGCAAGTACCCCTTCGGGTTCCTGCTTTGCATCGTCTACAGGGTCATCGGCTTTGGGCGGGGGCGATGCGGCCTCGGTCTGCTGCTGCTGCTTGGTGTCGTTCTCTGCTGGGGCCGGATCAAGGGCGATCTTGGCATCAGGGTCGCTCGACAGTTGTTCAAACAGCTTGAAGGCTTCGGTCGGATCTACCGATCCACTTTGGTCGATGTTCATACTCTTGGCTCCACTTTTTCGCGTTGGTGCGTATCGTTTGCGTGATGTCCCGCACGC